GAATAAAACAAAGTTTTGGGAGAAATACGAACTTCTGAGGTTAGCCAACGTAAGTAAATTAGCAATATCTCGGTTATTTAGAATGTCTGCACCTACGCTCTATGATAGGTTAAAGGAGGATCCTCATAAATATCAAGAAATAGAATCAAAAGTTAAAATGAGGTATAAATAAAAATGATTTTACCTGAATCCAAGGATATAAAACATATCAGGAAAAAGTTAAAAATAACTCAAAAGGAATTGGCAAAAAGAACACAGTTACCACAATCCTCAATCTCTCGGATCGAAACTAATTCTATGGACCCTCCGTACTCTAAAATGAAAAAAGTAATCCTCACCTTGTATAAGGAGGATCCTGAGATGTTCTTCGCAAGGTCTGAATTGATACGTTTACTTAGTGAGAAGCTTAGTTTATGCGGGTCTCCTATCGAGAAAATGTTTTATGTATATACTTTTGATAAAATTCCAGAGTTAACTCCCCAATATCCGATTGATAAAATGCATGTGGATTTTGCAATTCCTTCTCTGAAAATCGCAATAGAATGTGATGGTTTTGAGAATCACTCTACTACAGAGCAACGTAATAGGGACAATTGGCGCGATGCTTTTCTGAATTCTATAGGGTGGATTATCCAAAGATTTACCGGCAACGATATTTTAACGAATATTGATCGGTGTATTAACAGGATCCTAAAGATCGTAAACTATAGAAAAAGACATTTTTCGCCAAATAATTCTTAAAACTTTTCAATAAACCTATTAAAAAAACCTTTTTTTGAAACGTTTTTATTTATTCAATATTTTTATATTATTATCACCCTAAACTGAACTTTTTATAGTCTCTACTCTGATTTCTGAACATTTTCAAGTAAGGTGAATGTTGTTTAATATTAACCAGAAAATATGAACATTCCCATAAGTTATTTAAATAACATTATACATTATTTAATTTAATAATCATTTATAAAAATCTAATTTCAATTTAAAAAAAATTTATGGGGTTTTAATTAATGGCACAAAATAAGGTCACGAGTGGCCGAAAAGCCAGAAAGCTCAGCCAGTTGTCCCCTCGGCTCAAATGGGTTTTTGCAATAGGCATAATTGCGATTATTTCCGTAAGTGGGCTTATCGGATATTTCCTATATTCCTATATCACAGCTCAAGCTCAGGCGCCTTCTCAAACTCTTTCTGCATCAACTGTTAATATTTATGATTGGACGTCAGGAGAAAACCTTGAAGAGCTTTGTCCAATATCTATTCTTGGAAACAAAGTAGATATTGAGGATCCAAATGAAGCGTATGACGAAACCAATTATGAAAGCGTAGTCACAGAAAAATACCCTGAAGATATTAGTGTGGATTTGAGTGAATATGAGTATGTCATATTTCGTTTGAATCCTGATGAAGCTACTGATGGGTATTGGACCCTTTCTGATAGTGTGAGAAAAATCTCTGGAGTCAATCAAGCTTTTGATTTTTATGCCTGTCATGAAAGCACTGACATCTATGGCAACTTACTCGAAACCGCCTCTGGGACTGTATGGGACGGAAGCGATAGTAATAATATTTCCGTATTTCTCTGGTTTCCTGACACTACAACCACGGAATACCACTGGGAATCCGGTGGAAAATGGCAATATAATGATCCCTGGGACGAGTTATCGACTGCAACTATTGCGAAATTACAAAACGAAAAATATTGCAGATGTCAGCCTACTATTTTCGATCTTTCTGACGATCAAGCCGATCATGAACGAACTGGTGATTATCTTACTATCACCGAGACCAGCGCTATCAAACTAGACTTTAACGATACTATTGGCGCATCCACATCAGTTACGGGATTAAATATCACCGTCGATTGTGATATTGACTTTCTTGTAGAATATGGTGCTGGGTCCGACAATGATAAATTATTCATTGTGTTCACTGAGACATGGGATATCTATAATGGTGTATTTAACTTTAACTTTGAGATAGAACTAGGGACAAATCTTACCTTGAGCAACGCATATGCGGGACGTATAACCATTCCTGGCCGAACTTTTAATGATGTCGCACCAACATTTACCTCACTTCAAACTTTAGTTTAGTGAGGTGAATCACTATGCGCGATCTAAAAACTAAATCTTTTTTTTCTTTTTTTTTTTACTTCTCACGGTCCAATTAATTATTGTAGCTATCACTCCTAGTGGATTCGCATATGACCCCGAAACAGTAGTGATTAAGTCCAATTGGCTTTATATTGATACAGGAGACTTTATTGATTCTTCACCCCATTCATGGGAAAATAACCTCGTGGTTACTTCAGGGGGAGAAGATTTACTCGACTTTAAAAACTTAGGAATTATATCAGCCTCAAATGATGAGATTCTCTATAAAGCAGAAGCTACATTTGGTTTCGAAATAACCGCCCATACTTCTGTCGGCGTGCTTGATGCCTTTCCCGAATTAAATACTGAAGCAGAAAAAGAAGTAGCATTTTTAGATTATTCTAAGATCAATTGGTTGGGCATTCGCTATGCGCACTATCGATATTCTACACGCTGGCATTATGCTGATTTAGGGCAATTATATCAACATGATTATTCTGGTCTTATCCCGGTCACAGTTGGCATTAAACCCTTATCGAGCACTAGTGGAGATATAACGATTAACGGTAATACGTTCAATATTCCGACCTATATTTCGAACACTCTCCAAGTCCATGTTGCAGACTTAAACTCGAAGGAGATAGGGAATTATACCTCCGAATATAAGAATGTTGCAGATAGCCAAGAAGTTACGGTATCCTTTACAAATATGGATGATACTTCGAACGTAGTAGATAAGGTCCTAGATTATCTTGAATCACACCAAATCGGCATTGACGCAACACGTGATCCTGAACCTGGTCCACAACTTCAACAAAGCAAAGTAGACGGTAGTCAACCTGGAGCTACATTTCATAATCCCAATCCTATTGATAATAATTATTATACTTTTAACCTCTATACAAGTCTCGCCCCTGAAGTTCGAAAGGATATCCAAACGATTAAGGTCACGCAAGTCGCAATTGGGTATTATGATCCTACACTTTTCAGTGATGCTTATATTGAGGTCGCTTGGGGGCCCTATACCTTAGATCAACGACGCACCGTAGGAGTTCATACTCAAAATTATGTACTTCACTGGGACTTTACGGTTGACGTAGAATTCTTAGCAACGATTCCCTCCAATGCAGAGCTTACAGAATCCGTTCTTTCGGACCCCTATTTGAAAATGGGGGATTGGGTCTGGGATACTTCGATTATGGGAGGCAATCTCACATTTACTGTGGACTCGACATCCTTTTGGGAACGCTTAGCAAGTGGGTTGCAAGGGCTCTTCAGTAGCATCTGGGGGATTATTCTGATGATTGTTCTCATTATACTGGTCTTCGTAGGATTATATTTATTCATTCGTGTCGGAGTACCCCTGATTGTCAGGAGGAGTAAGCGAAAATAAAGAAACAACCTAATCTTAAATCCTTTTTTTTAATTTTTGAAAATATAATGGAGTGGAATAAGATAAAAATGAAAATGGTCACATTAAAGAAAAATCTGATAACAGGTATAATGTTAATTACAATTTGTTTTAGTTTTGCGTTTTTTTTTCAATTTATCCGAATGTGGTTGGTATTATGGGAAAATCCAAACCAATGGATCCCAATTGGAGAACCTGATCGTTTCATAATTATTACTGAGCTTATATTCTTCTTTATTGGGATTATTGGGTTACTTTTTCTAACAAAGGAAGTGTTTAAAAGATATAAATATAAGTGAGACAAGCTAAAAATGAATAAGAAAATTATAACGCTAATAGGATTATTGTCATGTTTATTATTAGTTTATGCTATACCTCAAAATCATTTAGACGTAGTTGCGACTAATCCAAATACTGCTGATTCCTATACCTTATATTCTGATAAAAATTATGATTTCCATTTAGACGATTATTATGATGATTCTGATGTTTCCCATATTTATACAGGAGGAAATTTCCAAAAAACTTATATGCCTACAGGAATCCAACATAATGAATCGGTTTCCAACGTAAATAATTCGGAATCGCATACTCCGTTTAATACAGGTGTTTCGATGAATAAAGGAACGTTTGACGATACAGATAACATGCATTCCGATGATAATAGTTATTCGGAGTTTACATCTACAACTGCAGGATTAGGTGATCCTATTTATATTTCTTCGTTTGTTTATACCTATGGACAAACCTATTCAGGTTCTGTTTCAGACACATGGAACGATGACTCTAATATGTTGCTCATGCAAGCAACGAGCAATAAAATCGATGTCAAATTAGTTTTTGATGAGGGGTTTGTAGAAGGACAATCATATAATATTTCATATCACATAACTACTAATGCAGGTGATATGGATATGAAAATAAACGGAGATGTGTGGAGGACTGGCAGTTCCTTAGATGCCGATAATCAAGAAGCGAATAACGTTCTGAATATTACGTTCTACAAAACGTATGCATTTGCCACATATATTTACCTTTATTATTTCAAACTTGAACCGATACTAAACGGAGAGATTGATACTGAAATTACTACTCCTGTTTTTTCGAATGCTGATCGAGATGACCTTTTAGCGTTAAAACTAACTTCGAATCATTATACGAATATTTCTACTGCGATCACCACAAAGATTTATAATTATGATACTACGAGTTATGAGCAGATTTGGAGTAATACACATACTTCAGAATATCAAAATACTTATACTATTACAAGTAATATTGAGGATTATTTTGATGTGAATGGAAAGATTACTTTACAATATTTAGGTTCAGATACTTCAAGTTTTCAATTATCCATCGATTACATACAGTTTTTATTAGTAGATAAATTAGACTGTACTCATTCTAGCTCGTTTAATGCGACAGGATTATGGAAGTATCGTTGGGAAGTAATTGGAAGTCTTTATTATACGCAATGGGTTTATTTTGAAGTGATAGATCCTGCTCCCAATTTTCATGCTATCTCGGAAAGTGATTATAGTACTCGTTGGGTTCTTCAGAATGCGAGTTTGTCTGCAGTTGAGGATTTCCATGATGATATTAATACGAATTATTGGAATTTAGTAGATGTATCTTCTTATGAAATAACTCAATCAGACACGATAACTGAAGATGCTAATGTGCATTCTTCAACTCCAGATAGTAATTATGGAAATGAGGAATATGTTTCTTCATCCAATTATGAAGCCAATGATAGTATTTATATTCATAATATTACTCCGTTATATTTAACTGATAATTGCACTACAAATTCTATTCTTAATGTTTATCTTGCATCGTCTTTCTCTTCTTCTTCTTCAAATGTAATCCTTAAATCTTATGAAACTACTGCATTTAATGAAATGACTATAACTTGGAATAATAAACCAGCAACAGCAAATTATATGACTCAAAATTCTATTCCTGAATATGATTGGTTAGCGGATATTAATTTTGATTTAGATTGTGGAAGCTATCAGCCATATTTCTTCTTTTGGACTGAAACTGCTGGAGATATAATCACATGGAGATCTGCAGAACATACTATTACAGCAAAAAGACCTATTATTACCAATTATTTTTCCAAAAACTACTTTGGTTCTGGATATATGTATATGCAAACTAATACAACGGAGTCAATAGGATTAAAGTCTCAGGATTACGGAACGCATAAAACCCTTAGCTCAGGAGATTATTTTGAAGTAGATTTTCAAACAAGTTCGGATTCAAAAATAGAGTTGAAACTTTTTAGAGATGGCTCTATAAATAAAACTCTAACCTTATCTCCAAGTGGAAACACTAATTTTAATAGGCATACGGTTAAGATTTCTGCTACTGAAGATTTAGAGTTTGATCAATTAAAAAATAGCTCTACTTTTGGAGATGAGGATTATTGTAAAGTATACGATATAAAAACCTATAAATATTCTGTTGTTGGCGATTCTGCTGACTTCTATATTTCATCTCATAATCAACGAGATATCTACTTAACTCCAAGTACGTATAATCTTAGAATATTCGAGGAGGGGGATGAAAAAGTAGATACGAATATAACGATTACTTCAAACGATTATTATTATGTATATACTCCAACTCAAACCTATTCTTGTCGTTTATCATTATTCAATACTGAGGGATTAAGTTTAGATTTTACCGATTATCATATTTATGTGAATCGAAGTTTAAATGGAGAATATCATCAATTTGCGTTATTAGATAATATATTTTTTGCTGATGAGGAGACTTATGTTTATATCGATGTTTATGATCGGTTTGATAATTTGATCGATTCTTTTGAGGATTGGACTTCAGATTATATTGATTTAGAGTTAGAAGTGTATCAACTCCAGATAAAGAACCTTATGGAACAAAAAACAACGATAGATATAAACGGATCATACACATATCCCTTACTTTCAGGAGAAATGATGGAGTTTATTTTATCTAAACGATATTACCAAATCGGATATTATGATCCTGATAACGATTATCAACAATTTCTTATTTATCTTAGTTCTAATCAAGCGTATGAATTGAATAAATCAAGATTATGTTTTCTGAGCTATGCTGATCAACAAGGAACTCATTTGAGTTTTGAAAACTATAAAACCTATATCAATGAGACTTTGATTTATGAAAATATTTTTTATGAGGA